CTGCTACTGTGACAAGACCGTTAGCTACTGTAATTAAATCAGTATCGTCTGTATGTCCTATATTAGAACCGTTGATTAATACATCGTCTATATCAAGTGAGCCACCTGTAATTAGACCTGTAGTTGTTATTGCAGAAGAACCTGTATCTATTGTGCCAAAGCCAGAGGTAATACTACCTGAGTTCAATGCACCTACCGTAGTTACATTTGACAGTGTATCTAATGCTGACTCAAAGTATGTCTCAAAGTCAGTTAGTGCTACCTGCACCATTGTTCCATTATCGTTTACAACAACTCTGTCAGCGTCAGCTAGTGTAGTAGAAGTAGCAGAAGTATTGCCATCTACTATATTTATTTCTGCAGCAGTAGATGTTACTCCATCCAATATGTTTAGTTCTGCCGTTGTTGCTGTAACTCCATCTAATAAGTTTAACTCAGCAGGAGTAGAAGTAATAGCTGTGTCACTGTCTGCAGCCAATACTGGTAGTGTACCTGACTGATTTGGTAGCTTGATAGTTCTGTCGGCTGTTGGGTCTGTAATAGTTAGTGTAGTCTCGTGGTCATCGGCTGTAGCACCCTCAAAGACTATGGCATTCTGTGCATTCATGGTTACAGTATCTACTACTGTCTGTGTTCCACTTACAGTCAAGTTACCTGCAACAGTAAGGTTATCTCCTATTGTAACTTCTGATGTACCATGTCCTATTGTTATGGCTGTGCCTGAGATACCTGTACCAATAGATACAGACTCACTACTATTAGCTGTGTCTATTATTAAGTATGCGTCAGAGCCTTGCTTAATTGTAAAGGCTGTTGCTGAGTTATCGGATACTGCTACATTTATATCTGTTCCGTCTGCACTAATAGAGTCTAGAGCAATGTCACCTACGTTAGTTATAGCATTATCATTAAATGATGTAGCACCAAGAGATACTGTGCCTGTAGCTGTAAGATTACTAGAACCTACATCTATGTTACCAAATCCTGATGATATAGAACCACTGTCTAATGCACCAACTGTTGTGGCTGCAGTAGTCACGAGGTTAGGCATTGCAGTTATTTCATCATCAAAGTAAGCAGCGAGGTCAGTAACAGCAACCTGAACCATAGTGCCATTGTCGTTCAGCACCACTCTGTCTGCATCTGCGACAGTAGTAGAGGTAGCCGATGTATCTCCGTCTACTATATTAAGTTCGGCTGTAGTAGATGTAACACCGTCTATAAGATTTAACTCAGTTGTAGTTGCTGTAACTCCGTCCATAATATTAAGTTCAGCAGTTGTAGCTGTTACACCGTCAAGTATATTTAATTCAGCTGCAGTCGAGGTTACGTTAGTACCACCAATATCAAGTGTAGTCATAGAGACTTCACCTGCTGCAGTAATATTAGCACCACTAAATGTTAGTGCTGTTGTGCTACCTGATTTTATTATTAAGTTGCCTGAACTATTAGTAAGAGCAGCGTATTGAGTTCCTCCATCCTTTAGAAGCACATCTGCTCCATCTGCGTCTAGTATTATATCCCCTGCCACATCAATTGTAAGGTCTCCTGAGGATAGGTCAATCTCTGTGCCATCAATGGTTATATTATCGACTACTACCCCTGCATTAGCCGTTACAACGCCTGTAACACCTAATGTTCCTGCTACTGCAGCATTTTCATCTACATCAAGTGTATCTACGTGTGCAGTGCCATCAATAAATAGGTCTTTAAATTCTGTTCCTGACGCACCTAAGTCTATATCATTATCTGTTACTGGAAGTATTGCACCGTCTTGGATTCTTACTTGCTCTACTGCTGAGGAACTAACCTCACTAAAGAATCCTACACGATTATTGCTAGTGTCTATTACGACTTTGTTTAGTGCGTCTATATCAGCAATTAGTCCTACATACGCACCCTCTGTTGATGAACCATCGTGATTGTGACCACCACTAAAAGCAAAGGCTGTAACAACAGCATTTAATTCAGCGTTAAGTGGTGCAGACTTAACAACCTGACCTGACTGAATATCGGCTGTGTTTGTTCTTGCGTAACCTGCCATTACCTTACATCTCCTAGTCCGTGTGTTATTGTAAACCCTTGAATACTGTGTGACTCGTTTGTATCATCTGTCACAAAGGTCAAGGCTATTGCTTTACCTGAGCCTGAAAATGTAACTGATTCAACTGGTGATGGATTACCATCAAATATATCTGTTGTGTCAAATACAGCTACGTTTGTACCTCTATCAAAGAATGCTCCGGGACTTGTTGTTGATAGAGTTAAGTTGTCTGGTGTAGATATGTCTGTGTTATCGTAGTCGTATGTTACAGACAAAGCTACCGAAAAGTTTCCCTCTGCACTCATGTATGTTGATGTGCTGTAGAATGTCTTTCTTTGTTCAGGGTTGCCCATGTAGACAAACGGAGTTTTAAATATACTCAGTACGTTACTTGTATCAAAAGCGTTGCCTGACTCCTGTTGAAAAACTTTACCACTTGATGCACCGTGTAATACAAACTCTTCTTGTTCTATGTATCCACTGTCTGCACATGTACACTCTATACCAAACGTCTGTGCAAACTCAAATCCTATATTACCCTTGTATTCTCTTAATGCTCCTAGTATACCCTGTGAAGAAGAAGTAGAAAATAAATATCTAAACTGTGACTTACTTCTAATTATTACCGATGATAGCGCGTCTAAATCTTCTGATGCTATCACGTTTCGTATAGTAGACTGTATGTTCTTAGACAGAGTTTCAAGATTAACGTCACCAATCTTGTTTGTACCACCGATAGGTCTTATACCGTCAGGTGCGAGGAATAACAAATCTCCCCCTAGTTCTATCACACTATCCGTAGAAAGGCAACCTAAATTTGAAGTAACTGACTCTAATACAAAGTTAGCTGAGTTGTCTCCTACAAGTCTCTTAATATTATTCTTGCCAAATATAAATAATACGTTACGAAACTTCTTGATTGCTACTATCGCAAACCCTACGTTTATAACTCCACCACCATTTGCAGGACTAAAATCTGTTTCTGCTGTTGGTGCAGAGAAAAACAAGTTACTTGGTTGTGCAGGGTCTCCTGCTAAAAACAAATGGTTTTGAAACTCTGCTCCTATCTTAGGGTCTGTGGGTGCGTTTGAGTCTGTTATCTGCGTATACGTTGACCCATCGTATGTAGCTGCAGGGTTTATACCGTCCGTTAATACTACCTTAGGTGTTCCAAAGTTTATCTCTGTAAACCTAACCTTGCTTACACCTGTCATTGTAGGTGAGCCACTTGTTGATACGGCTGTCCACCCTATAACTGTTGGAGTAGAAGTAACTGTTGTAGTAGCTGATGATGTGCCACCTGTCAAGACATTGTCTGTATCAAATACAGAACTAGGTAGTCTACCAAAGTTTATTGTCAAAGAAGCAGAAGCTTTGGCTATTACAGTGCCTGACACTCCTGTTGCTGTATCATCACTAGAACTTACTACGGCTGTAACTGTTTCTCCTACAGTAAAACTAGAACCTTGTCCTGATGTAACAGCTACCGTGTAATAAAAGTTCCAGTGGTGTAGATAGTTATTGCCTGATGATGGTGTACGACAGGCAAGTACTCCTTGATTTACACCGTTAGCAACTGCTATACCTAATACTGACCCTGTACCTGTAACTGTACCAAAATTATTAGCAAAACCAGTTAATCTTCTATAGCCACCCTCTAGGTTTGGCTCATAGTTTAACAACTGTATTGCTGACCCGGGGTTCTCTTCACCAAGAGATAAAACATCTGCACCTGTATTTAAACCACCTCTGCAAACGGCTCTAAACGTGGAGACTGAATCAACCATTTAGCCACTCAGTCTTAGCATCTGTGAGGTAAACTTAGGTCTATTTATCATAGAAGACCTAACAGACAGTGGGTCATCTAGTAGTAATCTACGCATAGATTTAATACCTTCTTGAAACTTAGCCTGATGTATTTGTGCAGACTGCTCGTTAGACCTGAATCGCATCATGTAGACCATAGCACCATCTATTATTATATACTTAAATCTGTCAGGTATAATCATTGTGTCATCAAAGGCTGACAGGTCAGACGGAAATTTATAGTATACGTATTCTATAATGTAAGCTGCGTCAGGTAAAGGTGTTACACCAAATTTTTCTTCTGATGTTTGATAAATTAAATCAGGAGAAGACCTCGCTCCTGTTCCTGAGTTCTCTTCTATTGACTTATATGTCCTAACATAATCTTCAAACGGTATTGTAGAAAGAGAACTGGCAGAATTACCTGCACTTGACAAAGCTTGTAAATAAAAAGTATCCCAATCAACACTAGCCATGTCAGTAGGTAAGTCATATGTGCCTGTACCTGCTGTTAATGTCTGTGTAGTTGTGGTTTTAAGAAAGGGAAATTGATGACCATCTTGTAGTATTTCACGTATAGAATTATTAATAGCGTCTTTTGCTATAGCCTGTACGTTTTTGGCAGTAGAAAAACCCTCACCTGAGGTAGTAAGTGTAACTTCATTCAACCTACGTAGAAGGTCATTTACGAGTGTAATGTAGGTTGTTGCCATTGTATGCCTTTGTTATATAGATAGAGGAGCAAGTTTCCCTGCTCCCCATTTATTAAATAGACTTATACGTTGTCTCTGGCAGCGACAGCAGCTTCACGATGAGCAGCTGAAACGTCAGCGATAACAGCAAACACTCGTAACCTTCCAGTGGCTGCGGCAGCTCCTGCAATAGTTACATCAATAGTGTCGGCGGCCGTAATAGTCACTGGTGCAGTATTTGCATCGGCAGGAATAGTCTCACCGATTAAGTTTGCAGCACCTGTACTAACAATGTTAGTTTGACCGTTAGAACCTGCTGTTAGGTATGTACCTGCAGCAACGGCAAGTGAATCACCGTCAACGATGTCATCACCACCTGCAAAGTCAATGTCAGCAGTACATGAAGCAGTAAACTGTTTCATTACTTCAGCACCTGCACAAAGAACAACAGACTCAGAAGGAACTTCAAGCAGTTGGAAAACATCTCCATCTGCTATAGTAGCACCTGCTGCAATCATTGCGTCAATGTCCAAGATTGCTTCGATTGTTTTGACAGGATGTCCAACGACAGTAGGAACTGCTAAAACATCTGCTCCTACACCTGCAGTAGCTTTTGCAGTTAAATCAAAAGTAGCCATAGTTTTATCCTCCCTTAACCTGCGTTATATTTAGCAGTCACGATAGCTTCTGGTCGAAGTATCTTTCTGCCGTATAGGTGCATACCACGTACAATGTCTGCAAATGAGTCAGGGTCACGGTATGTTTCAGTTTTGCTGAGTTGTTCAGCCGTTGCAATCGCAGAGCCATGTCCTGCAACAATCGCTCCGTAGTTGGAGTTCTGGTTTGCAGTACCTGAAGTACCCGGACCAGTTCCGACTGATGGTAGATTGCTTGAGACATAGAGTCTGAATCCTGCAAGGTTGTTAAGAACAAGACCATTTTGCAATTGTCCTGCTCCACCAAAGTCAGCGTTCATTAGCTTAGAGTTCTCATCTCCAAGTAGTTCCATAAACACAGGGTCTACTACTAGCCACCTGTCTTGTGTGTCTACTTGCTGTTGATTCAACAGTCTAGCCATACGATTTACCACAACCATTGGTGTAACAGATGCAGTGCCTACTGAAGTAGCTCCACCTGTTAGGTTAACTACAGGAATAGAGTGGTCTCCTGCAGATGAAGTTGTGATGCTTCCGAAAGAACTCTTGATGAGTTTCATTGAAGTTAGAAGCTCATCTGACCCTGCACTAGTGATAGACTTGCTACCATTAACTTGGTCATTCACAGTATCAGCTTTAGAGTGTAAAGAAGACTGCTTGTAACCTGCAAGATAACCAAGAACTTCTTGGTCATACTGGTCAGCTAAACGATATGCAGCTCTGTCAGTCGCAAGTTGCATAAAGTTTACATGAGAGTGGGCTTCCTCAATGTCATCCATTTTAAAAGCGTAGTAGTTAGCCTTGTCAACAACAAGCTGAAAGTCATCGTCTTCAAGGTCTTGTGCAGTAACCTGAGTACCTCTGGCATATGCACTTACTGAGATTTCAGGCTCTTTGATAATCCTGACAGTATCGCCTTGTCCAGATATCTCACCGAAATAATCAGAGTTAGTTATGTCTCCAACAACAGTTGACTTACGAAATGCAAGCTGTACCTGTCTGGAATAGATTATTGGCGAAAAATTACCATTGGGTAAATTGCCATAACCTGAAGCAGTTTGAAAAGCCATAGTTAAATCCTCCTATAATTGGCTTAATGAAAAGCTAAACTATCGTAGGAAGAGGTTATATTTTCTAGAGTGCATATGGTTATTCAGCAGCTAACTTCCTAACCTATGGGTCTATACTTATATAAGTAGTCTTTACTCGTTTAAACTTCGTAATTTACTAGAACATAAAGGTAGTCAAAAAGAGGCTTTATGTTCTAGGGTAGTTATATTAATAAAATGTTTTTTGTCAACACTTTATCTTCTATTTCCTGACATATCATAAATAAATTTGCCAGAACGTATAGCTGTTTGTATTTTATCCTGATTTGCTTCATACTGTTTATCAGTCATTTTAGCTACATCAGACTCTTTAATGCTGTCTGCTATTTCCTCAGCATCTACTTGAGTTCGAGAAGTCTTATTTACAAGAGAAGCTGCAGCTTTAGTCTTGTTCTTCTTGTCACTTGTTGTTAAACCCTTATCAATTTTGTATAAATCAAGGACACGAACAACAGACTTAGCATCATCAATATTATCGTACAAGGCACTCTGCACCCACTTAGGTTGCTCTTCTACCCACTCGTGAAACTCGTCAGACTCACGTAACTTATCAAAGTCTTTATGAGTTTCTTTAATTTCATTCTCGGCTGTTCTACGAGTTGTTTCTTCTTTAGCCTTGCTAAGTTCCTCTATTTGAATATTAGCCTTATCAAACATTTGTTTAGCTTTTTTCTCAGCTATTGTTTCTACAATACCTGCAACATCAGGATATTCCTTTGCCCAATTACTAATATCTTCATCAGACTTAGGTGGTACAAGCTTTTTGTTATTAGCTAGTTGGTCTTCTAACTCTTTTATCCTAGCGTTATAATCCTTCTCCTTTGCCGCAAGATGTCTTCGAACATCCCCATATCTCGTCTTGAAAGATTTTTCCTCTTTACTGAGAGTCTCGTCAGATACCTCTGCTTTCTTTCCTTCTTCAGGAGGAGACACATCTTGGCTCTCCTCAGGGTTTTCTTGAACCCCTTCTCCTTGGCTCTCTGCAAGGAGTTCTTTAAGTTCCTGCTCCTCCTTAGCAATCTTGTCCTTGTACTTTGAACGAGTCCGACTTACAAATCCTGCAGTCTTCTGTGGTTCTACTGTTTCTAATTCTGGCATATTTTTCTCCTGTTATTGGGGTTGACATGATTGTCAAGTAGCCTTAGGTTTAGTGCCTAATCCTTTAGTATTCTTTTTTCGTTTTGATTTTGCTTTGGGTTTAGATGCTAGTCCACCTTTTTGAAATCCAAATGGACTACGTGATTTACCTGCTGCTTCACGAGCATCTGCCATTTGTTCTTCAAATGCTTGTACTTCTGCTACAGTATCTAGATTACCTGAATCCTCAGATGATTCTCCTCTTCTCATCTTATCAAGTTTTGCTTTATCTCTTTGAAAAATTTTCATAGCATCTTTCTGAACATCTTGTCTATTCTTTTCTATTCTAGCTAGTTGTTCAGGTGTGGTATTTTCATCAACACCTAATAAAAATTTATCAACTCTAGTTGTTCCTAACGGTGTACCCTTACCAATCTCTTCAAAATATTTATTAGGGTCAATTCTTCCAGTAGATTGACCAGTTTTTGAATCTTTCTTTAAAAATTGATTGGAAATATTACCTGCAGCTAAATCTTCTAGTGCTGTTCTTTCTTTTGGTTTAGCTGTGTCTGACACTATATTTTTATTTTTATCTCCTGCAAACTTCATAATTAAGCCAAGTAGTCCACCACTTTTAAGTGCGTCTATAAAACTAACATCAGTTTGACTCTTATCTAATAGACCTTGTATTTCTGTAGCACTTGGTTTTTCTCCTAACATATTTTCAAATAGTAAACTCATTTTGTCTGACTGAGGTAATTTATAGTATCTTCCAAAACCATCCCCTTTACCCTCAGCACTATCAAATACTGCAGCACCACCCAGTTTATTATATTCTCGTTGTAAGTTTTTATAAACGAGTTCAGGCATCTTTACAGCCCTATTCTTTTCTGCATCAAAGTATAGTGCTTGACCATCATACTTTCTAGCTAAATCCTCTGTGGATAAGGACTCATCTGGACGTGTAGTAGGTACTCCACCTAAATCTCTTTCTCTATTAGAGGATTCTTCTTGACTCTCAAAGCCTGTTGACCCACCACCTGTTCCTACAGATGGAGTAGATGTTTTTGTTTCAATTGTTGACCAAGGTGGTTGTGTAAACTTTATTTGCTCTTCATTAACTATCTTACCGTTTACGTAGAGAACATTCTCTTTGCTTCCATCAGGATGATAATAAGTAACGAGTCCTTCTAGTTTAGGCTTACGAGGTCCAAAGAGTGTTCCACCCGGAGTTGAGTATTTAGCAAAGTCAAACTTCTTAGCTTCTGCATCTTTCTCAAAGTCTTCGCCTGTGCTTACACCACCACTCTGAAAACCTTTTACCATTTCACGTATCTTCATCTCGTCTTCAGGGTCAAGCATTTCTGCACTTTCTTCAATAGGCTCTCCACCTATACGTCCTGCTTGTTCCATATTCTGCAGACCCATCTTAGCTTGCATACGTAAGTCTTCAAAAAACTTTATACCAAAGAATCGTACAACATCTGCAGGAACGACATATTCTCCTTCACTAAGCTGTGCAGGTATGTCATCTCTTACTTCTTCTGCTAGTGAGCCAGATGGGACATCATTACCACTAATAGGGTCTTTGTCCATGCCATCATCTTTTAAGCCACCCTCTTGCATAAAAGCCATCTCCATCTGTTGTTCCATAGCAGCACCACCCTTGTTAAATTCTTTTGGCATTTGTTTACTTGTTTCTTCAAAGTCAGGTTTTTTAGTTACAAAGTCTTTGAACTTCTGTCGTATGTTACCAACAAAGTCTGACAGTATATTTTTCTTAACTCTCTTATCTTTATAAAAATCTTTATCTAGACTACCTTTTGCCAGTCCCCTTGCATCTCTTGTAGGACCTCCCTTTGGATTCCTGTCGTATAATCTTTCTTTTGCTAACTCTTCCATTGCAGGTAAGTACGCAAGATTCTTAGCCATAAATAGTTTTAACTCATCATCACCACCCCCTAGTGTAGTGCGATTTCTAAACCTTTTTACAAATGTCTCATAATCTTTTAAACCTAATCTTCTTGCATCATTTAATTCTGTGATAACTTCACTTGCCAACCTACCTCCTCTTGTAGCGTTGTCAAATAAAAAGTCGGCTGTCTCTGCATCAAATCTCTCAGCTATTTCATCATAATCATAGTAGTCTGCTAATATTTGTAATCCTCTGTGTATAGCTTCATGCTCTATAACAGGGTTTTCTTTTATAGCCCTGTACTGTTTCCTATCTATCTTTTCTGTACTATATTTATCATAAGTATCTAATCCTTTATCAGTTACATCAGTAATACTCATCGTATCATCACGAGGACGATAAACCCCTTGATAACCAAAAGGGTCAGGTTCAAAAGCTATTGTGGTTTTTTTAGCGTCAAGACCTAATATACCTATAGGACTAATAAACTCTGGTCTAACCTCAGCTTCATACTCCAAGTCACCCAAAGATGACTGTATGGCAGGATTCATTATAGAGGGTTTACGCATAGGCATTTTCATCATGCCTATTTTATCTATATCTTCTGGTTTAGAAGGGGGTACTCTTGCTCTGTCTACTCTTCCACTTTTTGCCATTTATTTTCTCCTAATTTTTCTAGCGTTAGCTGAGTAATAATCATAATCATCAGGTAAGTATACAGGGTCTTTTATCTCTAAATTACCGTAAGGACTTTTTATCTGAGAAAAAATTTCATCTATAGTAGCTTGACCTTTATCATAATCACTAATTTTCATTGGAGGGATACTCACCATTAAATTATAATCTTTCATTTGCTCTAAACGTAGTTCCTCTTTTCTCATCATCATATCGTTTGCCCACCGATTAAGACGAGTATTATATTCATCTTTATATAAAGCTAAAAATTTTTCACTATCTTTAAATTTCCTTGTTCTTACTCTTGGTCTTAATTTTTTGGTGGTTAAATTTAATTGATTAAATTTGTTAACTCCTGCAGGTCCTGATGTTGATTGTCTTTTTAATAAAGTTCTTAGCATAGGATGTGTGCTAAAGTTGTTATTACCTCCTGCTGAAGCATCATATAAATTAAAAGTTACATTATCATCTGTATTAGTAGCGTTATCTAGTTTCTTAACTTGAATATTTTCCGAAATTGCTTCGTCTTTATTAATAAAAGGGTCATCGTCTTCGTATATTTTTTTTAGAAATCTTTCTTGGTCAGAAGATATCGACTGAACTTCTCCTTTAACAGTTTTATAGTGTGTAGGCATTCTTTTTCTGTGTAAAGTATTATATACTAAATCTTTTTCTCTTACGAAAAAATACTCTGTATACCCTTCAGTATATTCGTCACTATGAAATTTTACTTTTTGATTTGGAGCAGCCATTTTTTTATATTCAAGGTCTATTGGTTTTTCACTTTTAAAGATAAAGGAGTCACCTTCTAATTCATTAATATTTGAATTAGGCTTTTGTTTAGTTTCATTAGAAAATTTTACAAGAACATAAGGTGAATCATCAGCTATATCGAGAGTTCTTTGTCTTTCAGCACCAGTATCGCCAAGTGAAAGAGTTGAACGAATATTAACTGGATTTCTTTTAACTTTTGACGTTACATTTTCTAATTTTATATCCAGTATTTTTATAGCTTCTTCTACTTGTCTTGGGTGATATCTTTGTTTTGAGTGTCCAACCATAAACGACACAGTTGAATTATTTAGTATATCCACATACTTATCTCTCTGTGCTTTATAAGATAAATCTCCAAATAGCCAATCGGAGTACTTATCAGGAACTTTTATATTTAATTTCATACCTGTTAAATCTTCAAATGCTTTATCAAGAATTTTATCTCCCTCTTCCCTTTGTTTGAAAATAGGCTCTAAAACTTTAGTTCTCATTTTGTGGTACTTATTAAAATCTACTCTACCATTTTTATCAGCACTTGCTTTTCTTAATATATCTAATCCTGATATACCTTTACTCTGAGTAGTCATATCATCAAAGGGTGCAGTCTCCATCCTAGCATCCATGCCATAATATAGTCTATTTGGACTTCCACTTACTCTAGCTTCTGCTTCTCGCATAGTATCATAATAGTTAACATCACTAAATTCATCTTCAAGGTCTAAATTATTTAACTCATCTAATTGATATGCTCTTTCTTCCAGTTGTCTTTTAGCATTATCTCTATCTCTTTCTAATATTTTATAGTCAGAATAATTATCTTTAGGGTCATAATCTTCTGGATTTAAATTTTTTAGTTCTGCATCATGTTTTTTAAACTCACTTAAATGTAATGGTACAAATCTACTTAAAGTTTCTCTAGCTTTTTCTATTCTAGATTTACCTAGACTACGACTAGCGTTATAATTTAAACCCTCTATATGTTGTACAGCATGTTGAAGTTCGTGTACTAAGGTTTCCATAAACTTTTGAGTAAACGTATCCGACTCCGAAAGCTCTTTAACTTTATCCACAGTAAAATTTTGACCTTCAAATCCGTTTACCTTCATAACAATTTCAGAAACTCCATCTCTACCACCATAAGAATAGTGTCCCCCTATTCTATCAAAGGCATCACTATCATCTTTTGTCATAACTCTTATAGCTAAATTCTTTAATTGTGGATAGGCTTCATAAAGTTTAGGATGAGCAAGAACATCTTTAAGTGGTCGTGGTAGTGTAAGTCCACCATTAACTAAGTCCTGTTTTTGTTCATTAAGAAATAATTTAAATTTAAAATGTTTGTTAGCAACAACAGCTGAGGGCTTAAAAGCAGGACCTAATAAATAAGAGTCATCTACTTCTGTATAAAATTTATTATTTTTACCTACTGTCCAACCATTTTTTAACCATAGTTCTCTTAACATACCTTTGGTTTTTTCTCTTTGCTCATCAGGCATTTTCTTTAAGTCTGTAATAATGTCACCACTGTGCATTATTCTATTATCTCTATAAAATTTTCTAAATGTATTCTTTGAATCTTGTAATCGTTCTGCCGATGTTTTTAATGGTATTACAGACTCTCCCTCTGGATTAAGCTCTGTTTCAGGAACACGTTCTACTAATTTACCCTTGTTAGGTCCATCGGTTGATATTCTAATTTCTTCATTAGCTATCTTTTGTCTTAATTCAAAAGGCAATTCAGAAACTGCACTCACACCTATATCGTCATCATAATAATCACTTCTAGGTTGACTTAATTGTCTTGACTCCATTATTTTTTTAGATGCTACTTTATCGGCAAGTTCAGATTTTTCACCAACAAATATCTGAGGAGGTTTACTAGCTTTTTTAATTCCATCTACTATGAGAGGAACGCCATCAAAAGCAATACCTGCTGTTGCTAAGAGAGTTGTCAAAGCTCCTTCTTTTATGTCTCCTCTTTTAAACTGGTCAACGGCATCCTCTATCATAGGTAAGTCACCTAAGAAAGGTACAAACTCTGCAGCTGTCACAACTCCCTGTGCTGTTGATGGGTCTAGGTTTAGTTTTTCTGTTAGAAAGTCGTATCCAGTATTTCTAAAAGAGTTCTCACTCTCTTTTCTTTTTAACGCAGCTCTTTCGTTTTGTGCATTAGCATACTCTTCCATAAAGTCTTCATCACTTTTTAGTGCTAATAAGTCCCTTGTATCAAACTCAGGGTCTGCTACACTAGGGTCTAACAAAAGATTTTTGACATCATCAGGTACTACTCGTGAGTCTATGGGATTAAATACCTTATTAAACAGAGACCTTTCTCTATTTATTTCTTCGGCTTCTTCTTTGGATACAACTCCAAAAGCCTTTTGTGTCTGCTCATTCAGTTCCATTCATCTCTTCTCTAAGATATTTTAATCTACGCAATGCACCTATTGCACCCTGTAGTCTATGGATAACTACATGATTATCAGACTGTTCTAAGGCTGTGTGATTCTTTGCAATAGCATCATCAAGATACTCTACAAAATTTTCCCATAAGGGTTTATCGTTTACTAATTGTTTTAGGTTCATTGTCTAGTTCCAGTAAACCCCGGTTCATCAGGTGTTGGTACTGAACCTGTGCCTATAGTACCCCCTCCTGTACCCTGTGTGTCTTGAGCCTGTACACCTGCAGGAATTTCTTCTGTCTCCTGTGGTGGCTTGCCCTCATTAGGTGGAGGAGGTGGTGGTGGGTTTTGTTCTTGGAACTTCTTGAGTATTTCAGCCTGTACTGCAGCCTGACTCATAGAGTTAGCTACTTTGTCAGGGTCTAAGTCCATAGACTTTGCTATCTCTCTAACAATGTAATCCATTCGTGCAAACGGAGCAAGAGCAGGGTTAGATACTGTTTGCATAAACTGCATTAGTCTTTGGCTACGTACCTCGTTAGCCATAAGACTTTCTGTACCCTGTGCCTTAACCTCTAAGTCACCCTTAATCTCAGGGTCAAAGTCAAACTGCATGTTAAAACTAAAGAATGCTTTACCTATTGGTCCTAGTAGATAGTCATCTACGTTTTTAATTACACTACGTATTGAGTTGTTAGCAGCCGACATAAGCATACTAATACCTGATGCTGTCCTTCCTACACCTGTAATACCTGTTTGACCATGAGCAAAGGACGGAAAGCCTGTACTCTCGTCTGCTAGCTGTCGTGCCTTGTCAAACATCTGCATGTTTTCATTCGATACATTAGGAAACTTTGTACCAAAGATAGCCTGTCCCGGTGCGCCGCCTTGTCTTCTGAATATTTTTCCCGGATAAACAGAAAGGTCTTGTCCCGGAACTAGGTTTGTTTCATCTACTTCTATAATAAGATTGCCTGACAACGCAGCATTGTCCACAGACATACGCATAAAACCATTCATCAGTGTCTGTGTATCGTCCATATTTTCTGCAATACCTACACCAAATATGCTGTATGGGTTCATCTCATACGGTGTCGCATAGTAGGGTAGGTAGGCAGGAGTAAACGGATTCATAACAAGTCTAAGAACATTGTTGTTGCATATCCATATGTTTACACTAACTTGTTCTACATCACCTAACTCTTCAGGTATATCAACGTCATACTCTTCTATTATATCTCTGTCAACAAATCCCCAAAACTCTAGAACTTCAAACCTTTCGGCTCTGTCCTCTTGGTTGTTATCTTCCATAACATGTTCCCACCACTCTTTATTGTACATCTCTCCTTCATCAAGAGATTTGTCAATAGCATTTTCTCTAAAGAATGGTCTTTTCTTCAAGGCACGTAACTGAGAGCGAGACATCTTGTGTCTCTCTATGATAAACTCAGCTTCATCCATGTTGCTTGCGTCAGGGTCTGGATAGAAGTTCCAGATAGATACATGAGAAGTTTGTGGTACAGTTTTAAACAGTGGGTTGTATATACCGTTTTCATCCCAATTAGGATACTCTTTGTCTACAGCAAAAGGTCCTTTCATTATGCCTGTACCAAAGAGAGCAGCTTCAAAGGCTGCAGAACGTAACTGTTTCTTTGCGTTTGATTCTTCTAGTTGGTCGTGTATTTTCTTTTCCATCTTCTTCGCTGCAACCATTGCAGGATGAAAGTTAACAGATGTAGGACTGCCTGTAGACTTAAACTTAACGTCTTCTTCTACAGCACTAAGGTCATCTTGCAGAGGACCTACACGTTGCATAAAGTCAGGAAAGGTTTCTCCCGGAAGAAGCTCAGGCATAGCTTGGTCATCACCAACTATCTCATCTGTTGCTTCTTTGACCTGAGGATTTGTTTCAAGACTAACAGTGTCTTCTACTCCGTCAGGCAATACTGTTGGATTAATACTTAGGGGAAATTTATTGCCACCAAACAATACTTCTATAAGCTGTCCGTAAGCAGCAAGAACTTTTGTTTTGGTTACTTTAACAAATACTTTTGATTTTTCTGTAGAGGTAAACTGTACGTCAGGACTATATAAACCACGATAGTTTCTGTAAGCCTGTATCCATCGCTCTTCATCACCTCGTCTGTTTGTTTCTGCTTTGGAGTATTTACCTTTTACAAAACTAACTATGTCTCCTGCAGGTGCGTCTGTTAGTGCATCCTGCTCCATATCATCAATCGCTGATGCTTCTGTTGAGTCAGGGTTTATATTATCTTCTTCCATATTTTACCTCAGTATCCAAAAGTTGAGTCAGCCATTTGAAAACCAGAACGCTGCATATCTGGGTTGTAGTCAAACAAACTACTACGTGGTCGTGTCATTACACCATAACGTAAAGCGTCATACAAGTGGTCCTCTGACTTCGTATCTACATCTTCCGAGTTGTTTTTGTCCAAGGGGATTGACGGCAGTTGAGAAATAATATTTGTACAATTATTGAAAAAAACCATACGTGGCTCTTCAGTAAATTCATCGACTTGCAATCGTCTGTGTATTTCGTTCTTTCCTGCAATTCTACTTCCTTTACTTCTATCTGAGGGTCTCCAACGACAGCCTTTAATTATCATCTGTTCGGCTAGTGAAGGTCCTGTGTCCCCTCGTTTATGCCACAATGAACTGTCTAGTACACCGTAGCGTATCGTTCCATCTTCCTGTTCAGCTTCTAGTACCATGTCTGCCAAGTCTGTTGCTAGTACCCTAGAAGCATACAACTCTCTGTAGACTACTAGTTGCTCTGAGGGTGTTACAGCTATCCAAACAACTCCTGTATAACTTCCATATCCATAGTCACACGCTCTAAACTTTGTCCAACTGTTTGGTATACTGTAAGGGTCAACAACGTGTATAGTCCTATTCCACTCTGGAAATGCTGCTCCTTCATTAACATCCCAATTACCCTCTAGTAGTTGCTTGCGTTGATACTCAGGTAAAGACAAAAGGTTTGCTTCATACATTCCATCTTCGGCTAGATACGGATTATCAAAAAGAGTAGCAGGAATAAATCGCCTTTTAAATAATGGTTTACCTTCTTGGCTGTGACCCTTAGGCATTTGAAGAACCTTCCCTGTCTCTAGGTCTGTTGCCCAAAAAGATGTGTTATGTGGCGCAGGGTCAATAAACATTTTCTTTACCCAACTGTGTCCTGCTCCTCCGGGGTTTGATGTAGCTCTCTGGTATAAATCTAGTCCACTTCCTTTTGCTGTACGTAGTCTTGACCTCATGTAGTCGAATGGATAAGGACTCCCCCACTGTGTAAGTTCGTCAAACCCTATCCAACTAAAAGCCTGTCCCTGATACCGTGTAACATCATCATCTCTGTCTAGGTAAGACATCCAGAGTGTTGCTCCTGATGGTGCTACCCAAGTCTTGTCTCTTTCCATAAAGCGTATATTAGGTATCGCCTGTGGGTAGAGTTGTTTAGAAACAGAGATAAGTTCTCTTAGTTCTTCTGTTGTACGTCTTATTAGTAGTCCTCTAAACTGAGGGTTATTAAAGTAACGCACAGGGTCGGCTAACATTGCGTAAGACTTACCACCTCCTGCTGAACCACCGTATAACACTTCACGTTCTGTAGACGAAAGAAACTCTGTCTGTGGTCCTTTATTTGGTTGGAAGATAACATTTTGTGCTTCTTCCGTTTCTATCGGCTCAGGCTTCGGTTGTGCCTGTACCTTGGTCTCTTGCACCAAATCTTGTGGTTTCGATTTTTTCTGCCTTCTCAAGGGCTTCTTTGTACCTTTGGGCAAGGTAGCGTTGGTTTGAAGCTTCTCTCTTACGCTTTTGTTCAAGTTTTACTCTCTTCATCAAACCTACATGAGATATGTAGCGTCCAGACTGTTCACTCAACCAGTTCGATACATCTCTGTAGCTGTACTGTTTTAAATACTTCTTAGCCTTCTCTAACAAATTTAATTCTTCTACTATCGGTAAAAGAATATCTTTGTCTTCTGCGTCCTGCTCGTAGCCAAAGGGTACAGTCCGTCCTACTCGTACAACAGGTTGCCAATCAAACCCATCTTCTGTTTCCTCTGGTACAGGCAGTTTCCAGTCTTTAGTCGTTCTCATCATTCTTTGGTGGTAGGATGAACAGAGGACTAGCTGCCGTTACTTCTACCTTATCCGTTTTAGTAAATCCACTACGGTCTAGTACATCCTTAGCTGCTACCATCTTCTCTTTATTACCTAAGTCTGTAGGACTGTGCATTACTTCATACATAGAATAGGCTGCTTTAGTAGCTGCAGAAGAAATAAATTGTTTAGTCAAGTCAGCTATTTGTTCTTTAAGAGCAGCAGTAATAGAGGAGGTAGCAACATTGTCACTATATCCTGCAAGCTTCTTAGCCTGAAGGGGATTACCTCGTGCTTCCTCAAAGAGGACATCCAAGAACTTTTGTTGTTTTTCTGTTAGAGCCATTACTTTTTCTTCCTTGTAAAAGTTAAACCCACATAAGGATTAAATACATCTACATCTAAAGACGTATCATACTTACTTCCTTTTTTAGTCATTAATTTTTTAAAGTTTAAAAAGTTATTTGATTTTGCAGATGTCTTATTACCAAATAACATCTCACCTTCACTTTTATATTTAAATTTCTTATCCACTAGTTTAGTTCAAAATGAGGACCATCAATAAATGGTCTTCTACCTTGACTCCTTCTTACGTCTATGTAATTATTCATAGCATCTTCCATCGGTCTTTCCCAATCGGTTATGCTGTCTATATTCCATGCAGCTCCCCAACGGATTGTAGCTCCAGTTTCTTTAGCTGCAGCTTTCATTGCATCAGCTATATCATCGTACATCACGATGTCCCAACTTGGGTTACTGCCGTCATATGCCATTAAGTCTACAGCATGTGATGTCCCATCTTCTTGGATAAGGTGGCGAGACTTCATTGTCTGTGAGCGTCCTGCCTTATACAGCTTCTCCTGCTCTTCTAAGGAACGGACACCATAAATAACGCCAAAGTCCACTTTGCTCACTTCGATAGCACGTTTTACTGTGTCCACTAGTACAGAATTTACACCCTCTAGTTTACCTAGACTTCTACTTGATAGTTTAAATGTCATTTCTTTTTCATCCCATTAAAAAATTTACCTGCAGACCGTGTGGCAAAGCTTGCACTTACGATAGCTCCTAACGCTATCTGATACCACTGTGGCATACCTGCCAAAGCCGTAAAGCCATCTGCTACTATACCCCTACCCCACTCTCCCATGAAGCTCAGTACCAGAGGAATACTGAAAAGCAAAGTCAGCCATTCGTCTTTCCACGAGCTTTGGGATGCCCTCATAGCAGCTAAGTCCCAATCTATCTCACCTGTGGCTTCTTTCATGCGAATGGTTG